GTTTTTGCGAATGCTCGCAACTATGCAGCGGGGTCGCTTAACCTGAAAGATATTGAATCTTTCAAAGAAAGATGTGAAGATTTATGCTTTATAGCATATGATCTCAAGTGTAATAAGCATACTGTAAATTCAAATACTTGGACACATCTAATGGGTACTTTATCTAGGGAAGGTTTTAAAACCGTGATGGATGGGGGTCTTCGAAAAGTTTACCCGACAGACGGAGAAGTTTACCGAGTAAACAATCTAGTCGAGTGGACTAATCAAGGAAATACTGCTCATCACCCTAGAGGCTCTATTGCCTTTAAAATTCAAAAAGAAGGAGTAGAGACTACATTACTAGATGTTGTGTGGCAAGTCGGGAAGTCAGGCGTTGTTAGCCCCGTAGCTGTGCTCGACCCTGTGGAAATTGATGGAGCTAACGTATCAAGAGCCACGCTACATAATATCCAGTATATCAATGACCTAAATTTAGAAATTGGGTGTAGAGTTGAAGTAATAAGAAGCGGGGAAATTATCCCGCGTGTTGTACGACGACTTGACGAAAAATAAATCTTGACAAGAAATCTGAATTCTAATATAATATACTTTCAAATTTAGAGGAATATCTATGCAAGCGATAAACGCTCCAGAATTGTGTCCTTCATGTGACTCGGTTTTGGAATGGCGGTCTGACTTACTCTACTGTAATAACGACTTATGCGGTGCAAAGGTATCCAAACGGCTTGAACATTGGGGAAAGACCTTAAAGATTAAAGGACTTGGCCCTCGTACAATAGAAAAGTTGGAAGTAGAAAATCTTTATGAGTTATATGATTTAACTGAAGAGATGATTATAGAAAGGCTTTCCTCTGAAAAGTTGGGTGAGAAGCTCTATGTGGAACTTCAAAACTCAAAAGCCGCACCTATGAATGCGGTATTACCGGCTTTCAGTATACCTTTGATCGGAAAGTCTGCAACTGAGAAACTATCAAAGTATCTTACATATATATTTGAACTAAGAGCTGATAAGTGTCAAAAGGCAGGACTAGGGCCAAAGGCAACCGAAAACTTAATGGAGTGGTATAACTTAGAGTTTATTCCTTTTTTACAGGATTTACCTTTAAATTGGAAATTTGAAGAGAGACAGACTGTGAGATATAGCAGAGGAACAATCTGTATTAGTGGTAAACTTACAAGTTTTAAGACTAAAGCAGAAGCAGAAGATGTTTTAACCCGAAAAGGTTATACAGTAAAAAACAGTCTTACCAAGGATGTATCCATTTTAGTAAATGAATCCGGTATTGAGTCTGCAAAGACAAGACAAGCCCAACAAAAGGGCATTAAAATTATAACTAATCTACTAGATTTTATAGGAGAATCAAATGGCAACCCTGCCTAAGTGGACAGATGAGCGTACCGACGAGCTCACTAATTTTGTCGGTGATGAATCCCCAGTATCCCAAGTTACTGTTGCAGAAGCAGCAGAGCAACTCGAGACTACTACACGGTCAGTTTCTAGCAAGCTGCGAAAAATGGGCTTTGAGGTAGAGCTTGCCTCTTCCAAAGCTACTAGCAAGTTTACAGCTACTCAGGAAAAAACTCTTTATGCTTTTGTTACAGACAATAGCGGCGAGTATACCTATGCAGAGATCGCAGGACACTTTGAAGATGGAGCATTTAGTGCAAAATCTATTCAAGGTAAAATCCTCTCCATGGAACTTACTGACCATGTTAAACCCGCACCTAAGGTTGAAACTGTAAGGACTTATACTCCTGAAGAAGAAGATACCTTTGTTACAATGGTTAACGATGGTGCTTTTGTAGAAGCCATCGCTGAAGCTCTTGGCAAGTCTGTCAATAGCGTACGTGGCAAGGCTATGAGCCTTCTGCGTTCAGGCGATATCGACGGAATCCCCCGTCAGGAGCACACGAAGAGCTCTGCGAAGGAAGATCCTCTTGCAGAACTTGGTGACGTTTCCGACATGACAGTTGAAGCAATTGCTGAAACAATTGGTAAAACTGCACGTGGTGTTAAAACCATGTTGACTCGTCGTGGTCTGACTGCATCAGATTATGATGGTGCTGCAAAGAAAGAAAAAGCCGCTGCCTCGTAAGTAGTAATTTTTCGGTATAGCCGTGGTGAGGGGTCACTGCGGCTATATTCTTATCGGGGGACTCATTGAACTTAGCAAGTGCTTTTTTGAAGCAGGTACTAGAGCTGCAAGATTTTGAATCTTGGGCGTCTGTACGAAAACAATACTTGCCTTCGGAGTACCATAGGCTATTCACAGAAATAGATAAACACTGCGAGAAGTTCCATAAGCTCCCGACCTTTGAGGATCTCAAGTACGAACTACGAGATAGTTCGACCAGGGAATTACTGTTCGCAGTAAGCTCCGTGGATGTAGACGCTGATGCATATATGTTGCTTCAGTATCTTAAAAATGAGTACACTCAAAGAGAGATCCTTAACTCGCTTGAGGATTATGTAGATAATTCTATGTCTTTTGAAGATGCAGAAGAGTCTGTAGGTCATCTACATCAAATTGTTCTTGATGTTCAAGACAAAGTTGAACTTCAAGACCCGCAGGAGAGTATGCAACGTATTCCCCTGTTTGATTCAGATGAGGACATTGGAAAGTACCTGCCTTTAGGCTTAAATACTGACCACGACTTTGAAATCTCATTCTCCCCCCGAGATTTGATTTTGGTTGGTGGTCGCCGTGGGGCGGGGAAATCCATTACTTGTGCTAACATTGCTAACAATGTATATGCTGCTGGAAAATCAGCTATTTATTTCACTATTGAAATGGATAGCCGTGTAATACTGCAACGGTGTTGTGCTATAGCTACCGAGATTCCATTCTCTAGGTTAAAGAGTAAAAATCTTAGTATACCTGAATGGGAAAAGGTAGCAACCTGGTGGGCTAATCGATACCAAGATAGTCAAGATAAGTTGACAGAGTATCGAACACATCGAGACTTTGAAAAACTTCATGATAAATTAAAGACCGGCTGCGAGCTTCTCCCGACTCAACAGTTGGATGTAATTTATGACCCCTCTCTTACTATCTCTAAGATCAGAGCCGAACTTGATAAAAAAATAAAAGGAAAAATGGATGTGGGCGTCATTATTGTCGACTACATTAATCAAGTTAAACGTTCCAGTATGCCTTCGAGAAGTGGGCAATATGATTGGACAGAGCAGATAGAAGTTAGTAAAGCACTCAAGAGTATGGCTCAAGAATACGAAACCCCAGTATTTGCGCCGTACCAAACTGACGCTAGCGGTGAAGCTCGATTTGCAAAGGGCATATTAGATGCGGCAGATGCTGCATATAGTATGGAACCTTGGTCACAGAAAGATGGTTGTATGACCTTTAACTGTGTAAAAATGAGGGCAGCCGCTATGCGTCATTTTACTTCAACAATGAACTGGGAGACTTTAAAGATAGGACCAGATACCGCGTTAAACCCGAAAGAAAGTGCAGACAACGACTTAAAAACGGGTGAAGAAATAGACGACATCTAAAAATATTTCTTGACTTTTATCCTTATGTGTAGTATAATATATCTAACTTTGTGGAAGCCTTATGGCTGTAAAAGAGAAGAGTAGGTAAAGTATGTTAATGGCATTCTTATTAATCGTAATAGTGAATGGCGAGCCTGAACCTACAGCTAATATGTACTTCAGAAATATCAATAGATGTAACTTTTTTGCTAATAAAATTGAACGGGGCTATTATACCCCAGGCAGGTATTACTCTCGCCAGTATAAAATCTCGGCTTATTGTACCCCTAGAATGATTCCTGAGGAGACTAAATTTTGGGACTAAAAAATACGCAAGAAATAAATTATAGAGAAATACAGCAAGATATGACAGAGTTAAATGGGGACGGAAATCGTGACCGTGGTCATTACGGGGAAGATGAATCGAAAGATGACCCCGAACCTGAACCGGAAGCCGATAAAAAGTATGGAGAAGAAGACGAGAATCCTAGCTGGTGAATGTAGAAGACTTATTACAAGATAGGAAAATTTCTTTTATGCCAAAGGGAGCTGACTTTGAAATTAGCTGCCTTAATTCCGAGCATGAGGATAAAAATCCGAGCATGAGAGTAGATCAGATTACTGGTATATTCCACTGCTTTTCATGCAAATTTAAAGGAAACTTATTTTACCATTTTGGGGAAAGGGCAAACCAATTTCAGCAGAGAAAAGAACTTTTTAAGAAGAAACTTATACGAAAACGTTCAGAAAGTATTGGAGTGTCTTTCCCTCAGAATTCATTACCGTATATCGGTAATTGGAGAAGTATTAAACCTGAAACTTACAAAAAGTTTGAGGCGTTTCACCATCCTGGAATGGATTATATAGGGAGAATTAATTTTCCTATACGAGACATTTCAGGAAATATAGTTGCCTTTCAGGGGCGGCATACAGCGGATGGAAGACCTAAGTATAAGTTTACACCACCAGGAGCAAGACTCCCTTTCTTTCCAGTTGTTGAGTTCATTAAAGGCTCAGTCATCTTAGTGGAAGGAATCTTTGATATGATAAACCTTCATGACAAAGGTCTAACAAATGCTGTATGTTGTTTTGGGACAGGTAATTACAATGAGGCTAAACTGTCTTTGCTTCGAGTACAAGGAGCAGAACATGTAGATGTCTTATTTGACGGAGACGAAGCAGGTCAAAAATCTGCGGAGTTTCTAGTGAGTATGTGTGAGAAAGTTGGTCTCACTGCCAAGAATTATAATCTAAAAAATACAGATCCTGGCGCACTTACTCAACCTTTAATAGATAAAATAAAAGAGAGGTTATATGGCTAAAGTTGCCTTAGTAGAAACTAAATCGAGTAGGACGGACTATAATAAAGAGTTTGATGGTGCCTTTGATTTCGATCAATATCAACTCTGTTCTGATCCTTCAATTAAAAAAGTATTAAAAAGAGATTGCGACATTAGTATAGATACTAATGAGTACGACTGGGTGATTCTAGTCGGAAGTGAATCTTTTAAGTACTTTATAAAAGGTGCCACATCTATCACCGAGTCTTCAGGCTCAAAAGTAGATAAAAAATTCTTGCCCGTGATTAATCCTGCAATGCTTAAATTTAAGCCCGAAGTACGAAAAACATGGGAAGCCTCTAAAAGTAATATAATTAAGTACATTGATGGCGATATGGAAGATGTAGTTATTGATGAAAATATTGCTTTTGGAATTAACACCACAGCAGGATGTAATAAATATATTATGGCTGCCCTTGCACATCCTAATTCTATAGTTGCTCTTGACTCAGAAACTACCGGCTTATATCCTAGAGATGGACATGTGCAAGGACTTTCTCTATGCTTTGATGGGGTACAGGGAGCTTATCTTGATGCAGATTGTTTTACTGATACAACAGAAAAATTACTTCAAGAACTTTTCAATAGAAAAACAGTAGTATTTCATAATGCAAAATTTGATATAGGGTTCCTTGAGTATCATTTCAATTTTAAATTTCCTAATTTTGAAGATACGATGTTGCTTTCTTATCTTGTAGATGAAAACCCTGGCAATCATGGGCTTAAAGGACTTTCTATTAAGTTCACCCCCTATGGTGATTATGAAAAGCCTATGCACGAGTGGATGGATAATTACAGAAAAGACCACGGAGTGTTAAAAAGTGAATTTGATTGGGGATGTATTCCTTTTGACGTAATGAAAACTTACGCCGCTATGGATGCCTTATGCACTTATTTGTTGTTTGAAAAACTTAGTCAAATTAAAGCAAACAAAAAATTAAAATGGGTATACGACAATATACTTATTCCTGGAACTAGATTTTTAGTTGATGCACAAGATAATGGAGTGCCTTTTGATAAAGAACGATTATATCTAGCACAGGTATCGATGCAAAAAAATATAGATATAGCTGTAGATAAGCTATATAAAAACCCTCGAATAGCAGAATGGAGGCTATGGCATGGAAAAGACTTTAATCCTGCTTCTACTGTTCAGTTACGTTCCCTTCTTTTTGATACAATGGGTCTCAAACCGACTGGAAAGAAAACTGGAACAGGAGCAATCTCAACGGATGCAGAAGTACTTGGAGAGCTCTCCAGCCAGTCTGAAGTTCCGGGACTTATCTTGGACCTTCGTCAGCGATCCAAAATTAAAAATACTTACCTTGACAAAATCATACCACAGTTGGATAGGGATAGCAGGCTCCGCACGAACTTCAATCTTCATAGCACAACTAGCGGTCGCCTTAGTTCTAGTGGTAAACTTAATATGCAGCAGCTTCCTCGGGACAACCCTTCTGTAAAAGGATGTATTAGGGCTGGATGGGGCAAAAGAATTGTTGCAATGGACTTAACTACAGCAGAAGTTTATGTTGCAGCAGTTTTAGCAAAAGATAAAGCCCTTATGGAAGTGTTTCGATCACATGGGAACTTTCATAGCACAATTGCTAAGAAAGTATTTAAACTACCGTGTGAAGTAGAGGATGTAGACTCTCTCTATAAAGACAAAAGACAGGCTGCTAAAGCTGTTACTTTTGGTATTATGTATGGCGCAGGGCCAAAGAAAATTAGTGAACAAGTCACTAAAGATTCAGGTAACTATTTTAGTATGCAAGAAGCTAAAGAAGTAATTGATGATTACTTTAAAACTTTTCATAAGTTACGTTCTTGGATTGATAGTAATAAACATTTCATAGAACAAAATGGGTTTATTTACAGTTACTTTGACAGAAAAAGGAGGTTACCAAATGTCAAATCGTCAGACGCGGGCGTCAAGAGTCATAGCATTAGGTCTGGTCTTAATTTTCTGGTCCAGTCTGCTGCTTCTGATATTAATCTCCTGGGAGCTATAGATATGCACAGTTATATACAGGCGAATAATATGAAAGCTAAAATTTTCGCCCTTGTACATGACTCTATTCTTGCAGAAGTTCCAGATGAGGAAATTGATCATTATTCAGAACAATTACAAAAATCGGTACAGTTAGATAGGGGTATTAAAATCCCAGGTGCTCCAATTGGATGTGACTTCGAAATCGGAGATGACTATTCAATGGGCAAATTCGAGAAACTATATCATGCCAGTTAAAAAAATTGTATTTATTAAAGATAATGAAGAGTATAAACTAGATTGCCTTCCCAAGACTGATATATACAAGCTATGTGAATTATTAGATCAAGGTGGGGCAGAGCATATAAGAACCTATACAGTTTACGAGACACTTGATGATTTATACGTACAAGGACGTTCTACGCGTAACCTTTCCAGTATTCCAGCTTCCCAGCGACAACTGGAGCTGTTCTGACGGGTTATTATTTATAGAAAATCAAATAGTAGATGACAGAAATATGCGGGGAGATTCCTTAGGAATAAGAAGGCTTCAAACTCCGCATAAAAATTTGTTACCCCTTAAGAAGTCTTTATTGAATCTTACCGGTATAATAAAACAAAATACGTCTACTTTTATTGATTCAAATGGGTTTCCTTTCATTTATGAAAAGACTAGATGGTGTAAGTTAAAATACTACAAAATTCGTAAAATAGAAAAGAAGGGTATTGCTTCTATATTGTGGTTACATGGAGTTACTACCCGCCATATTATAGCCCGTCCGCCTCATGGAGAAATGAAATGGGCGGGTGTGATACACTACAACAACGACCCTTGGCTGCTCTATGAGTATGCGGAGATAAAATTTAGAGATAGTAGAAGGAAAGTATGAAAGCTGTAATAAGTAATCGTATTTATTTACAAGTAACGGATGAATATAAAGAAGTTTTAAGTAAAGAACTTACTTATACTATCCCTTCGTACAACCCAAAAGATCCGCCTTTAGTAATAAAGAATATGGCTCGTATTCGTGGCGGGTTGGTTACTATACCTGTAGGAAGGATGGATTTAATACCAGATGGATACGAAATAGTAGATAGTCGAGTTAACATGCCTGTCGAACTTCCTAGATTTAAGCACGATTTACGGTCTAGTCAGAAAGATGTTTATGATGAAGTCGAAGACAACTGTATAATTAACGCTTGGGTAAGCTGGGGAAAGACTTTCACGGGGTTGGCAATCGCAGGAAAACTCGGACAGAAAACTCTTGTTGTTGTACACACAGTACCGCTACGAAACCAGTGGACAAGAGAAGTAGAAAATGTATTTGGTTTTACGCCAGGTATTATAGGCAGTGGAAAATTTAATATATCTCCTCCTATTGTAATTGGGAATACGCAGAGTTTATACCGTAATATTCCCAGAGTTTCAAAAGAATTTGGAACAATTATATTAGATGAGATGCACCATGTAAGTAGTCCAACTTTTTCCAAAGTTATTGACGCAAGTTATGCAAGATATAAGATTGGATTATCTGGCACTATTGAAAGAAAGGATGGCAAACATGTAGTCTTTCGAGATTACTTTGGAAACAAAGTAATAAAACCACCGAAAGAAAACTATATGACGCCTAAGGTTCATGTTTATCGTTCAGATATAAGGTTTATGGATGGAGCTAAAACCCCGTGGGCTACAAAAGTCACAGAACTTTCTTACAATGAGGAATACCTACATAGTGTAGCTATGTTAGCAGCGGTTTATGCCGAAAAGAATGGGCATAAAGTTTTAGTAGTAAGTGATCGAGTTCATTTTCTACAAACTTGTGCCAAACTTGCAGGAGACAGAGCAATATGTATTACAGGCGAAATACCGCATGAAGACAGAGAAACTCTTATGTCTAAAATTACAACTGGAGAAGCGAATATATTGTTTGGTACTCAAGCAATATTTTCAGAAGGTATCTCCTTGGACGACCTTAGCTGTCTAATTTTAGGCACACCAGTAAATAATGAACCCCTATTAACGCAGTTAATAGGACGAGTAATAAGAAAGAAGGAGGGAAAAAAGAATCCTGTAGTAATCGATATACACCTGAAAGGGAATACTGCAAGAAGGCAGGCTTCCAATAGGATGGGATACTACATGAAACAGGGCTACAAGATACAGGAACTTTAAAAAAATAGTTCTTGACAATTGTTCTCTTTTTTGATATAATATGCTCTTGTATAATTGGAATAAAATCTATACACAGTGTGAAGCTAACCCTGTGGAGATAGTTATAGTCCTTAAAATGTTAGTGGAAAAGCAAATTCCCTACAATCGATACGATAAGATATATAAATATTCTGATGTCGATTTTAAAGGGGACTCTTTTCTAATACATCCTGACGTACTTTTATTCAATTCATACAAATATAGCTATAGAGACGTATGTGTATACGTGGCTTTAGCTAGCAAACGTTCTTACGCTGAATATAGAGCGTTTGGCAAACGTACTCTGGATATGCTACATTTACCAGAGGAACCAATACTTATGGAAGACTACAGTCTACTTTATATAGAAGATGAAGAAATGCATTTTGTATACGAAGAAGACCCTACGGAGAAACATTAAAAATGGCATTATCATTTAATCAGCAGAAGGGGTCTGCACAAAAAACCTCTATCGCAAGCTATCAGTATGTTGATGGCGACAACAAAGTACGTATCGTAGGCGACATTCTCGCTCGCTACGTGTACTGGATCAAAGGTGAAAACGACAAGAATATTCCTTTGGAATGTCTGTCTTTTGACCGCAACGCTGAAACCTTTAATAACAAGGAAAAAGACTGGGTTCGTGATTACTACCCTGATCTTAAGTGTGGCTGGAGCTACGCTACTCAGTGTATTGACAAAGGGCAGGTAAAAGTTATTAACCTGAAAAAGAAGCTCTGGGAGCAAGTTAAAACTGCTGCTGAAGACCTTGGCGATCCTACCGATCCAAAAACTGGTTGGGATGTATGCTTTAAGCGTGTAAAAACTGGCCCTCTGCCTTATAATGTAGAGTATCAGTTGCAGGCTCTTAAGTGCAAGCCTAGTGCTCTTAAAAAGAGTGATCTGGATCTTGTTGCGGACTTAAAGTCTATGGACGAAGTAATGTCTCGTCCTACTCCCGACGCACAGAAAGAACTGCTTGACCGTATACGTCAAGCAAATACTTCTGAAATTGATGAAACTATTGAAGAACAGTTTGCATGATCTTATTCACAGCGGACTGGCATCTAAAGCTGGGGCAGAAAAATGTCCCAGTTGAATGGGCAAAGAATAGAT